TCGGCGATGCGGTGTTTGTCACCGATGATTGCTGGATAACCGCCCCGCTCTGGTCGAGGGCGAAGACGTTGTAGGTCGCAGCCGGTTGCTGCGCCATGTAGATCGTCGTCTCGATCATGGCGCACTGGTGCATCTGGTTTGTGTCGGGCAGCATGGTGGTCGTCCAGTTGAATGTCATCTGGACGCCGTTCTCCACGAAGGTCGACGTGGAGCTTTGCACGTAGTCCGACCGCCACAGCGAGGCCTGCGGCGTGATCGGCGCGACCACGAAGGTGTTGTTCCACGGCGAGATGCAGGACGCCGCAAAGGTGTGCGGGCCGGACCAGATCCCGCGCGGCATGTCGAACCAATATTCGACGTTCGGCGACCCGTTGAGCGAACCGTCCTGTGTCGTGATGCGGACGACGGACCCGTTCGCGGCCGCGCACATGCGCGACGGCACGACCGAGTAGATGAAGGGCAGCACCTTGCCCATGCCGTCGTTGCCGACCGGGTCGGACACGTTGGCGGCAAAGTCGATGAAGCGCAGGCCGTCGGGAGCGACGAACGCGAGGCCCTTCGGGGTCGGCACGATGGTGTTCGGCGCGAGAGTCCCGGTGGCGACGTTGAGCGCATTCTTCGCAAGCGTGCTCAACGCGGCGTCGCCGGTGATCTGGTACATGTTCTGCACGCCCTTGAACACGATCAGGGCTTGCACGATGCCGCCCAGTTGGTTGTTGAGCGGCAGAGGTCCGAGCGCGGTCAGCGGGACGTTGTCATCGAAGGTCAGCACCTGATTGGCGTTGGTGACGGTGCGCGGCACCAGCACGTCGGAAAAGATGACCGCCGGCTGACCGGTCGGCGGGTTTGTGATCCAGTAGGCGCGGCCGTTGAAGTTGCGCACCGCCGACGGGGCCGTCGAGAACGTGACCAGCCCGGTGAGGTTACCGGCGTTCCACGTGATCGCCGACGGATTGGCGACATCAAACCAACCGAAGAAGTTGCCGCTCGCGCCGGTGTAGCCGGGATGCGTGACCAGCAGATTCGTGCCGACCAGATCCATCGTCGGCGGGACCCACGCGCCGGTCGACGGCGGACTCAACGGGGTGTTCGCCGAGGTGACACCGGAGATGGTCGCGAACGTGTTGGTCAGCAGATTGTAGGCGAACGGTTCGTCGTGCCCCGGAAAGGCCTGCGACGCCACCAACCCGTAGGCGACGTTGCCGATAATCTTCATCACCGTGATCGGACCGGGCACGATGAGCGGGGCACTGATCAAAAACCCCGAACTGAATCCGCTGGAGAACGCGCCGCCGAAGATGGACGCCAAGTTCTGCGCCGCCGGACGGCACTGCCACAGGCCGCGCGTCGAAGGGTCGGGCACCAGGTTCTGCAGCGATGCCATCGCGCCAGCGAACACGTTCGTGGCGTCGAGCGCGTCGGTGAGGCCGCGCGGCACATGGGTCAACGGTGTGCTGCGACGGAGGCTCACCCCATGATCTCCTCGACAAAAAGGAAGTCGGTGCTGCCGGTGAACACCGTCTGTCCCGCGTTCTGCGAATTGAGCTTCTCCACGTAGCTTGTGGATAGGGTGGTGAACGGAAAGTCGTAGGCCACGGCCGCGACCTCGCTTTCGCAAACGCCAGTCGAGCCGGTGATCACAAAGCTGAAGGAGCGGCCGACGAAGCTCGCGCCGTTTCGGTAGAATCCGCCAATAGCCGTGTTGCCGCTGGTGTTCGTGATCAGGTCGCCGGAGAACGTGACCTTGATGTAGTTGCATATCATCTGCGGCGTGATGCTGATTGTGGCGTTCGTCGCCACCGGCGTCGCGCTCGATGTCGAGAATTGGGTGAAAGGCCCAGCAGACAGGGTCTGGATCATCTGACCCGGCAATGGGGTCGTGTGGTTCGTGAGGATTGTGCGTGACGGCGAGGTCGCCCACACACCAGCGGTCGCCTGCCCGCCATCCCAGTCGGTGTACGCAATGAAGCGCCATGTCGCATTCGACAGCGCGCTCGCGGCGTACATGGTGCGCGCGGCGTTGCCCGGCGTGGCCGGCGAATACGTCGGCGCTGAAGGGCGCAGAAGCCCGCCCGGTGTGGTGCAGACGATGACGCCGAGGACGGGGTTGACCCCCGGCCCGTTGTCGAAGACGGTCCACCACGTTCTGAAGGCCTGACCGCTCGTGGTGCCGAGAGTCGTGCCCGAATTGAGGGTGATCGACGCGGCCGACGTGAACTTGCGCACGTTGTAGCCGCCGGACGTGTTCGGCAGCGCGCACAGCACGGGGTCGTTTGCACTCGGGTTCGCGCCCGCAAGCGTCACGACGGAAGCGGTGCAGGCGTTGCCCGCGACCGAGACGGACAGTTGACCGTTGATCAGTGCGGGGGCGAGGCCCTGCGTCGACGTGGCAAGCTGCCCGGCACCAATCGCCATGCCGATGTCCGTCGTCACCCAATTGGTGCCGTTGCAGTACATCACGACGTGATTGCTGCCACCGCCGCCCGTCGTGATCGTTCCCGGTAGCACCGTGGTGCTATCGGTGATGACCGCGATCACGCCCTCTAGATTCGCAGCGGCGGGCGGAAGGTTCGCGAAGGTCTGCGGCACGCTGCGAGGGACAAACAGAACGGCCTGCCAGTTCGCCCCGTCCGAGACGATGAAGCAGCCGTTGCCACTCGGCACCACAAGGTTTGCGGCCCCGTTGATCGTAGAGGTCGTCGGGGTGATGGTTGCCGTGCCAACACCGGCGTTCCGAAAAAAGAACGAGAAGGGCGTGAACGAACCGGTGGCCTGCGGCAGCGACACCGCGACCGGGCTGGCGTTGGCGACGGTGACCAGCTTGCCGTAGTCGTCCACGACAATCGTGTACGAGGTGCCGGTCTGCGCGTTCACCGAGGCGAACTGCTGATACGACACGATCATGTCGTTGAGCGTCTGCCGCAGCAGCAGCGGGGTGATCAGTTGCGTCGTGTTGTCGGGCAGATTGGACAGCACCTCGGCGAGCATCGAGGTCTTCGTCTGCGCGCCGCCGCTGATCAGCGGCATGATCTCGCCTTCAAGCGGCGCGGCCCCGGAGATCGCAGGCACGGGCGCGGCCCCCGCCGACACTTTCGACGCGTAATCGACAATGTCGATCAGCATCCGGCGCAGAATGTCCGGGGTGATCGTCGTGGTCGCGGTGCCGCGGATCTCGTCAAGGATCTGCGCGTTGAGTTGATCAAGCTGCGCCTTGGTCAGCATGTCGTTCATGCTCACCACCCGATGGTCTTCGTGTTGCGCACGGTCGCGATGTTGGGCTTGAACAGGCGCGGGTCGAGATTGACGGTCTTCGGCGACGTTTCGGGGTCGTCCTTCATCTTGAGGTAGGACCGCAGCATGGACGCGGCGCTGCCGGCGGTGTCCTTCGCAGGGTCAGCGTCGCCGAGGAACGCGTTCATGCGGTCATCGTTGGTGATCCTCATCAACTCGCCAGCGACGCGCGTGATCAGATAATTCGAGTTGGGAAACCACGGCACCTGCCCGGTGTCGGTGAGGTCGGGCATCTGCGGGTTGTAGCGGATCGTCGCCGGATAATTGCCCGAAGACGGCGGCCACACGTAAAGGCCGGGCTGCTGCCCCGCGACCTGCGTGACGTCGACATAAGCGAGATAGGGGTATGACGCCAAACCCGGCTGTTGGACAAAAGCGTCGAACTCTTCTTGAGTAACCCCTATTAGCTTATAGGGGACTTGGAAAATGGTATAAAAAGAGCCGCGCCGGTGCAGGCGGATAAAGTCCGGCGGCATCGGATTCGGCCCCGACCCCGGCGCATAACCATTGCCGTTCGCCGAAGTGGAAAAGTTAAAGGTATAAGTCTTGCGGATGATGTTGAAGTCGTAATCCTGCGCGAGGTCCTGCAGGGTCGCATTCAGGAATTGCAGCGCCTGCGTTGTGAACGCCGGACACTTTGCGATCTGCGTGGCGAGATCGATGATCTGTGCGGCCGTGAGCGACACACCCTCATGCTCCGATGATCGCCTCGTACTCGGCGATGTTCTTCTTCACCTTGGCGATGCGGACCTTGCACTCCTCGGCGTGCGCGTAGGCCTGTGCCTGTTCCTGCCGCTCCTTCGCCGACAGGACCACCTCGCCGCGGCGCTTGCCGTTGTCCCAATTGTGCTTGATGTTGATGTCGACCTGCGCCATGCGCTTCGCGTGAGCGGCCGCGAGCTTCTCCTCCTGTTCCAACTGAAGCTTCAGTTGCTCAAGAGCGCCGAACGCGAACTGGCGTTCCGAGGCGACGCGCAGCTTGTCGAGCGTGGCGTTGAGGTCCTTGGTCTCGCCGTCGCGCGGCACGAACGATTGCAACACCAGCACCTTCTTGCCGGGCAGTTCGACGTTGAGGCTGATGCCGATGGACGGCTCTTTCTCGACTTCCATGCTCATGCTCGCAGGATCTGGCTGGTGTTGTTGACGTTCGGGCCGTTCGAGACCTGACCCGTCGACATCGAGAACCGGGTGTTGCGGTGCCGGTTGTAGGTGGCGGGCTTGCCGTCAATCTCGGCTTGGTGGCCCCACGTCCGCTGCATCTGCTCGCGCAGCACCGTGGCGAGCGAGGCGCGCACCGTGTAGGTGATGCCCTGCAGATAGGCGACGTTGTCGATCAGCAGGCGGTCGGCGAACGGCGCGAGGTCAATGGTGATCTGCTCTTGCGCCTCTTCAAGGCCCTTCTTGCGGCGGGCCTCCTCGCGGAGCTTCGCCTTGACCGACTTCTTCGCCTGCTCGCGCAACTCCTCTTCGGCATCGGCCTCGATCTCCTTCTGCAGCGCGGCAATCTCTTCCGGCGT